ACCTTGTGTAATTTTTATCGTTTGAAAACCCCGGGGGTGGGTTTTGGGAAAAAATTTTTTTTAGAAGAGCAAAACGTTTCGCTCTCCACCATCCTCCCACTCAAACCTATCCCCATCACCATTACGGGATTTTATAAAAAAAAGTGTCTTTCGACACTTTTCGACTATATTAGTAAACAAACTCCTAAAGCGAACATGGCTCCATATATTACCATTAGGGTAGCCTTGACCCACTTACGATACCGCAACCCAAAGCCGTACCGATAAATATGAGCCACTCTAAACAAGCTCACTACCACCATGATGATACCAAGCATCTCATTAATTTTCATCTTTCCACTCCTTAACCGCATTTTCCAACAGTGCAATTTTACTCAACTTATCAATAACTTCTTTCTCTAGCGTAATCCCTGCGCACATTACATTATAACCTTCTGCGGCAACTGCTATGGTCAAATTCCGCATTTGCGGATCCACACCATTCGCGTCTAAATACACCTTGATACCGGTCGCCGCAAACTTTCCCATATCCAACGGATTACTATATCCTTCTGGAAGTGGCTCCTGGACATAAACCCCATCGGTATCAATATCCAGCACCTTCCAAAACAAATCCTTTTGCGAAATTTCCTCTGTTGGAACTTCATAGACTTCGCCAATAAAACCAACGTCCTTACAAGTCTTAATAAACTCTTCATCAGCTTTGCTATCTAAACAAATAATAGCAATAGTTGGTTTGCGCTTGCCCGCTTTTACGCCCGTATTCACCGAGCTCCGCAATTCATCTATCCAATTTTTAATAAAAACATTTACATCCATGGTTTAAAACTATCCTCTGTTATTATCTCATAAAAGTCATTATCAACCCAAGCTCAAGCCAACATAAGTCCGATATACCAATGCAATAAAGGACAAAGTCCAACTAACCCTAATCCAATGCTACTCTTAAGTATACCCATACATGTTTTTGGAGTTTTTCTATATTCCTCCAATCGCTTATCTCGCATCATCTTCGTTGAAATCAAGATAATCCCAATAATATAAACTGCAATACCTAAATAATATATCTTCAACATCTTTAATCACTTCCTTATAATTATTATATCATAAATTTTAAATATTTGACAAGTGTAGAAAAATTCTGGTATAATGGTTGTATAAGCTTTGGAGGAAAGAATTAATGACTAAACTCGATTACAGTTTAAATTCTCCAGAAGAACGCTTAGAAGTCGTCAAGAAGATATTAGAGGAAAATCCCAATCCTGATTCCTACTATCTTGAAATCTTGGCTGACTACTTAGTATTCTGCATGGAGAAAGAGGAGAAAAAGGAGAAAAAAATTCTTACCGAAAATCGCTTGGCTACAGTAAATAAAAGAGAAACCTCTTATGAGGGCCTGGTATCTCAGTTTGAAAATGGAGAAGATGGCGTATACAATATAACAAATAATGATAAACATGTAATTTTTCAACCAAAGATAGCAATAACAGCAAAAGATAGAAAAGATATTCCTGAATTAAGTCAAACTGACGAGGCAATCGCAGCCTGGGATTACCGGGTGCGCCATTCCGAAGGTAGAGATGCGTTTATAGCAAAGAAGGCTCTTATCGAAACTCGTAAAGACCAATATGTTATAAAGCAAGCATTCAAGCCTCCAGTACAAGCCATGCATTTAGTGCATTCAGAACATCATATTGAATTGCCGGAAAGCGCGGAATTTGATGATGAAGGTTATCCAATTCCACATGGAGTATCTTTAATGAATCCTGTTATTTGCTCTACTATATTATGTAATTATGTAAAATTAAAAGAGAACAGTTGAGGTGATTTTTTTGGAGATACTTGATATTTAATGGAAGAATTTGATAAAGTTTCTATGCGCGCGTTGGCCCCTTATCCACTCTATTATCGCATTGTAGAATGCAAAATAGATGGGCTACAAAATGCGGAAATACGAGATATTATCCAAGAGGAGTTTGGTATTAAACATAGTCTTGAATATATCTCATCATTATGGCGTAAAAAAATTCCTAATCTCATCGCATCTGCGGCCGAGGATGAATATTTAGATTATTATTATCTAAATGAGGAAAAAGGTAAGTATAAAAGATGTTCTCGTTGCGGACAAATTAAATTGGCTCATAATAAATATTTTAGTAAAAATAAAACCAGTAAAGATGGTTGGTATTCTATTTGCAAGTGCTGCCGCAATAAAAAGGTCAAAAAACAATAATTTGCGGCGACAGCAAACTAAAATATATAAGGAGGTAATTTAATGGATAGAGAAATTAGTAAAAAAGATTTAATCTATTGCGAAAAATGCCATAAAACATTAAAGCGTGGGGAATTTTATCAATCTAATAATTTAGAAAAATATCCAGACGGTGGCACTATTCCGATATGTAAGAAATGTTTAACGATGCATGTAGATAATTGAAATCCGGAAACATTTACCCCCATATTGAAAGAAGTAGATGTACCATACATTCCAGAAGAATGGAATAAGCTTCTAGAAAGTTATGGGCAAGACCGAAGAAAAGTAACTGGTATGACTATTTTAGGTAGATACCTATCTAAAATGAAGTTGAAGCAGTTTAAAGATTATCGTTGAAAAGACACTGATTTTTTACAAGATTTAGCTGAGAAACGTTTGCGCGAAACCATGGAACGTCAAGGTAAAGATATTCAAGAAATTACTTTGGCGATTGAAGAGCAAAAAGCAGTTATTCCTGAAAAGAGTTTTGAGGATATAGTGTTTGCGCCGACTGATGAACCGGTCGGTTTTACCTCGATGGAGCTCAACGAACCAGCGAAAACCGCAGATGACCTAGGCTTAACTGATGAAGATATAACCTACCTTAAACTTAAATGGGGTAAAAGTTATAAGCCAGAAGAATGGGTTCAACTAGAACAATATTATAATGACTTTATGGAGTCTTATGATATTCAGACTGCGGGTCATAAAGATACTTTAAAGAAACTTGCGAAAACATCTCTAAAATTAGATCAACTAATTGATCTAGGAGATGTTGATGGCGCACAAAAAATGCAGAAAATGTATGACAGTTTGATGAAGAGTGGTAAGTTTACTGCTGCTCAGAATAAAGCCGAAAATGGCGAAATTGTTGATTCAATTTCTGAATTAGTTATGATGTGCGAAAAAGATGGATTTATTCCAAGATATTATGTAGATTCACCAAAAGATAAGGTTGACAGAGTATTGCAGGATTTACAGGGATATACAAAATCACTTATCACAGAAGAAACAAATATTGGAAATCTTATTGAAAATGCGGTCAAGCAGATTGAAGAAGACAAGCGTCGTGAAGCAGAAATGGATGCGGACGCGGCGAGTGATGAAGATATCCTTGAAGACGCACTTTTCAATGATGATATAAATTATATTGCGGATGGTGAATTTCAGGAATTTGGCGAATTTGAAGACGAGTTAGAGAAAGCCGATGAAGATTTCATGCAAAATCTTACTGATGAACAACTTTTAAAAGAGTTGAAACGAGGTAAGTAGTATGGCACTTCAAGATTTATTAGAACTTTCGCAAGACCGAAAGAAGATTGGTTTATCTGAAGAACGTATTCAAGCGATTAAGCCATATTTAACCCAGTATATTGCCTTTTGGAGAGAATATCCCGATATGTTTGTGGATTTTCTCCAAACTGGTAGAGATGGAGAGATACCTGAAAATGGTTTAAAGTTCTTCTTTTACCAAAGAGTATTCTTGCGTGCGGCAATGCGTTATAAATATGTTTACATGGTATTCCCTCGTGCGTATTCAAAATCATTCTTATCAGTACTCGTATTAATGTGCCGATGTGTTTTATACCCAAGAGCGAAGTTATTTGTTACTTCTGGTGGTAAAGAACAAGCTGCGGGTATTGTTAAAGAAAAGGTTAATGAAATATGTACTCTTGTTCCAGCATTTGATAGAGAATTAGACCGACGTCCTGGTAAAACAAGAGAAGGAAAAGACTATGTATGTTATATGTTCAAGAATGGTTCATTCTTTGATAACATTGCGGCAAGTGAGAAATCAAGAGGTAAACGTCGTCATGGTGGATTAGTAGAAGAGTGCGTTGGTGTTGATGGTACTATTCTATCAGAAGTTATTATTCCAACTATGAATGTCTCAAGATTATGTATGGATGGTACAATGCATCCAGAAGAAACCTTAAATAAATCTCAAATTTTTGTAACCACTGCCGGTTATAAAAATACATTCGCCTATGATAAATTGATACAGTTCCTGGTTTGGATGGTTACTGAACCTGAAAAGGCTATTATCATGGGTGGCACCTTCCGCATTCCAGTACTAACTGGATTATTAGATAAAAACTTTATTCAAGACCTTAAACGAGATGGTACATTCAATGAAGCCTCATTCGAACGTGAATATGAGTCAAGATGGAGCGGTACTGTTGCGGATGCTTTCTTTAATGGAGAAGCATTTGATAGAAATAGGTCTTTACAGAAACCAGAGTATGAACATTCTGGTCGTTCGACTTTACAAAGTTATTATATATTATCAATGGACGTTGCGAGAAAAAATACTGGTAAAGATGGCTGCGATAGCGTCATCACCATTTTTAAAGTAACGCCGCAAAACTATGGAGAAGTATCGGTAAAATCTCTTGTTAATCTATATACTCTAACAAATATGCATTTTGAGGATCAGGCAATTTGAGCAAAACGTCTATTCTATAAATATAAAGCAAGACGCATTGTAATTGATGCTAATGGTCTTGGTATTGGTTTAGTAGACTATATGGTTAAACGTCAAACAGACCCAGTGACTGGGGATGAATATCCTGATTTCGGAGTTGAAAATGATGAAGATGGATATTATAAGAGATTTAAAACTGCGGAAACTGAACAAGAGGCTATGTATTTAATTAAAGCAAATGCGCCGATTAATACGGAAGCGCACTCTAATGTTCAGACACAACTTACTTCTGGAAAGTTAAAATTCTTAATAGATGAACGTATTGCAAAAAATAAGTTATTAGGAACTCAAAAAGGTAAACAAATGACACCAGAAGAAAGGGCAGAATACTTAAAACCATACACCTTAACTTCTATATTAAAAGAGGAGATGTTAAATCTTCGTGAAGAAAATGAAGGTATTAACATTATCTTAAAGCAAGCTAATCGTGGAATAAGAAAAGATAAATTTTCAGCATTTGAATATGGATTATATTATATCAAACAGGTAGAAGACAGTAAGAAGAGAAAACATAAGAAATTTAATGCTGCGGAATGACGATTTAGTTCACACATTGGATAAGGAGAATAATTATGAGAGCAAGTAGAGGAGAAATTAAAATAGAAGAGATATTGACAGAAGCAGGACTAAATTTCAAAATGGAGTTATCTTTTGAAGGATTAAATAGTTCAAATGGTAAGCCATTGCGTTTTGACTTTGCGGTTTTTGACGATGATGGCAACCTTGATTTTTTAATTGAGTATCAAGGTAGACAGCATTATGAACCTAGTAGTAAGTTTGGTGGAAAGAAAGGTTTTTATCAACAGCAATTTAATGATGCGAAAAAACGTAGATTTTGCCAACTACATGATATAAAGTTAATAGAAATCCCATATACCGATGAAAATCTTATTGATTACGATTATATAATAAATAAAGCATACGGAAAATAAGGAGGTGGAGCTTTGGATAAACAAGAAAGACAAGAAGCCATTAGAGAAAAAGGCTTCGATATGAATGGCGCCGCTGACTATGGGAAAATAAAAGTAGGTATTAAAACTCTTGAAGATGCGATTATTGACCTAGGCTTTTATAAAAAAGTCGAAGGAAGACATTGCTTCGATAAAAGAATGATAATGCGTGCGATTATTGATAAAGATTATCGTGCTATTAAGATTATCTCTGATTATTTTTATAGAACAAATGGTATATATCAAAGAATTGTAAACTATTATGCAACTATGTATCGTTGAGACTGGTACATTACTCCAAATATTTATGATGAAAAAATTTTAGAAAGTGATAAAGAGTGTTTAAAAATAACAAATGAGTTTTTTAAAGCACTGGATTATTTAGATAACACCCATATTAAAAAGTTATGCGGAGATATCGCTTTAAAGGTTATTAAGTACGGTGTTTGTTATGGCTATATTATAGAAGGCGATAAAGGTATTTTATTCCAAGAGTTGCCATCAGAATATTGCCGTTGCCGTTACTATATTAACAATCTACCTGCCATAGAATTTAATATGGCATATTTTGATGAAAAGTTTAGGGATATTAATTACCGTATGCGTGTGTTAAAGATGTTCCCTAAAGATTTCCAAAAAGGCTATCTTTTATATAAAGAAAGAAAGCTTCAGCCTGATTTTCAAGGAGATATTGGATGTTGGTATTTATTAGATCCGGGATATGCGGTTAAATTTAGTTTAGCTGGTGCTGGTGATATGCCATTGTTTATTAATGTTATTCCATATCTACTTGACCTTGACGCAGCTCAAGACCTCGACCGCCGCAAGCAGATGCAGGATTTATTAAAGATTATCGTACAGAAACTTCCAATAGATAAGAATGGTGATTTAATCTTTGACGTTGATGAAGCTAGAGATATTCATAATAATGCGGTTGCGATGTTGCAGCATTCTGTTGGAACAGATATTATTACAACATTTGCGGATATTGATTCTATTGATTTATCTGATGCAAGAAATGTTGATAATGATGATTTGGAAAGAGTTGAACGCACAGTTTACAATGCAGCTGGCGTGCCAAAGAATTTGTTTAATTCAGATGGTAACATTGCTTTAACTAGTTCAATTTTGCAGGATGAAGGCGTTATGAGAGACCTTAAGTTGCAATTCGAAATTTTATTTGATACAATAATTCAGAGAAGAGTCAAGAGTAAAAAGAAATTTAATTTTAGATATTATATTTTAGATACTACACAATATAATTATAAAGAACTATCAAAGATGTATAAAGAACAAATGCAGATTGGCTATGGTAAGATGTTTGCGCAGATTGCTCTTGGACATTCACAAAATTCTATTATGAGTACAGCGTACTTTGAAAATTCTGTATTAGGATTAAGTGAAATCATGGTACCACCTATGATGTCATCTACTATTGGTAGTGAAGATATTCAAAACTTGGGCAAAAAGAATAAATCTGGTAATGGCAATCAGCAAACTAATACAGAAGGAGAAACTGGAAGGCCTCAAAAGGAAACTACAGAATTATCCGACAAGACAATTGCAAATAGAGAAAGTATGAAGTAGGAGGAGTTAAAATGCATGAAAGTATAGCAATAGATTCTCCTATTGAGATTGTTGATGTTTCGCCCACTTTAAATCCTCTTATTTCAAAATGTCAGATTAAGGTTTGCTATGTTGGCGATGAACCAAACCGCAATGGTAGCGTTATTACAAAAGCTGTTGCGACAGAAATGGCAAAGAGCTTACCTGGATGCCCTATTGTTGGGTATTACAATGAAAATACAGAAGATTTTGAGGCTCATAATCAAAGCATCGATATCCGCAATGGAGAATGGAATTTTAAAGATACGACTCAGCCTTATGGATTCGTTGATTTAAATGCAAAAGTATGGTTTCAAAAATTCTCAGACGAGGGAGTTGAGCATGAATATCTAATGACTGAAGGATATTTATGAACAGAACAATTCCCTGAAGCAAAAAGAGTTATTTCCAAAGGTAATAACCAATCTATGGAATTATATGAACCTGCTTTAAAGGGATTTTGGTCAGAAAGTGATAATGAAGGATATAGTTTCTTTATTATAAATGAAGCAATAATCTCTAAACTTTGTATTCTTGGAGAGGATGTAGAGCCTTGCTTCGAGGGTTCTCAAATTACAAGAGTACAGTTCTCGTTTGAACCAAGTTTCCAGCAGAAGATTTTAAATATGATGGAACAGGTTAAAGAGATGAAAGAAGAAGGAGGGACAGATTCTGTGGAAGAAGTAAAAGCACCTGAAATGGAAGAAGAAGTTTTAGATAACGAAGAAGAAAAACCAGAAGAAGAAGCTCCTGCAGAACCTGAAGTTGAAGAAACTCCAGAAGAAGAAGCAGAAGAAGCTCCAGCTGAAGCCGAAGAGGAAAAGCAGGAAGACGAGCAACCTGAAGAAGAATCTGAGGACGAAAGCGTTAAATATAATCTTGATGACATTCAAGAATATATAGAACTAAAGTCTCAATATGAAGAATTGAAGACACAGTTCGACAATATGAAAGCTGATTATGATAAACTTGTAGAGTTCAAGACAGTTGCTGACCGCAAGGAAAAGCAGTCAATGATTGATAGCTTCTACATGTTATCAGAAGAAGATAAAAAAGATGTTATTGAAAACATTGACAAATATAGTGTTGATGAAATCGAAGCAAAGCTTTCTGTAATTTGTGTTCGTAACAAGGTTAGTTTTGATCTTGATGAAGATAAAGAAGTAGATGCACCAACAGTATTCAATCTAGAGAATGATGGCATTGAAGACGATATGGTTCCTGCTTGGATCAAGGCTGCTATGGCTACGAAAAAAGAGATGGAATAATAGGAGGAAGACAGTAAATGGCTAGAACAAGATTAAGTGAAAAAGCCACATATGTCGCTCGCGGCTATGGTCAGGTTGAACCAAACCACCTTTCAGCTCAAAAAACTGCTCAAATCTATGCTCAATTACCAGCAGCTGCTGATATTGACATTTTAGAAAATGGCCAGTTTGCAACATATAACTATGCTGCTGAAGATGGCGGAGCAGTAGACTTTGAAGGCAAAGGCGAGTGGATGATGGTCTTTAATGAGATCAAGCTATATCGTGACTTTGAACAGGATTGCGATTTCGCAATGAAGAAAGAAGATTATGTTGCTCGTGTATACAGCCCAATTGATGGAACACAGCCACTAACAGAATGGCAGGCTCGTTTCTACGGAGCTAAGGATAGTGAAGGTAATGACAACGCTGAACGTGTTGCTAAGTCAGCTTCTCCTTATGAAGTAGATTCTACAGATGATCCATTCCATGTAGTAGAAAACTACAAAAAGCCAAAGTTTATGCCAGAAGGAACAAGAATGGTTCCTCGTCTTTTCAAGATTAATATTGGCGATATTTGGACAACAAATACAATTGCTGCTGAACCAGGTAGCCTAAAGGTTGGCGATATGTTAACACCAGGCGCTGATGGTTATCTTGCACCAGGTGAAGGCGCAGATGAACTTCACCCAACAATGCAGGTTGTAAAGGTTTACACAATGCCTGATATGCAGCCTGGCGTAAAGGTTATGCGCGTTAAGTAATAGGAAAGGAGTAAGGAAATGTTAGATAAGAAAAATTTTATTGCATTAGCTAAGACTGTAGCTAAGGCTGATCCTAAAGCTCCTAAAGCGTATAGCTATAATGGACAGGATTTCAGCTATGCTGAACTTAACGAAACACTTCGTAATGAGTTCAAAGAGATTGCTGGAACATACCAGTTATATCGTGAAAACAAGAATTTAGTATTCTCTATTATTGAAGAAACATTAAATGATGTTCTTCCTAAGAGAGTTGTACAGAACTATGGACAGTTCGCAGAAGTTAAGACTTTTGCTCAGGGCGATAAGCCAATGTTCCGTAGAAAGATTGATGGCACAAATCGTGCTAAGCAGTTCATTACAAGAGTAGGACTTGCAGGTAACTATGAAGTCTTCAAGCTTGCTAAGACTTCTGAAAGCTTCGAAGTTCCAACAAGTGCTATTGGCGGAGCTGCACAGATTGGATTCGAAGAATTCCTTGATGGTCGTGCTGATTTTGCTGAACTTACAAATATCGTAATGGAAGGTATGGATGACCTTGTTTACGAAGAAATTGGTAAGGCTCTTGAAGGTGCTATTAATCAGCTTCCTGCAATGAACCGTGTTGTTGCTAATGGATTTGATGCAGCTTCATTTGATGAATTAGTTCGTCTTGCTGAATCATATGGTAATGTAACAATTTACTGCACAAACGAATTCGCTGTTAAGATGATCCCTCAGGAAGCTTGGAGATACACAGAAGCTATGAAGGATGAACTTTATAGAACAGGTCGTTTAAGCGGATACAGAGACAAGAATGTTGTTATCCTTCCAAATGCTTATAAGGATATCATCGAAGGTAAAGAAAAGGTTATTGATCCATCATTCTGCTGGATTATTCCATCAGGTGCTGACATGAAGCCTGTTAAGGTTGCTTTCGAAGGCGACACTCTTGTTGATGAAAGAGCAAATCGTGACTGGAGCCGTGAAATCCAGGTCTACAAGAAGGTTGGCGTAGTTTGCATGATGAACAATGCAATGTGCGTTTATAAGGATACTTCATTATCTAAGGAAGGTTCATTCCAGCTTGCAGATACAGTTAAGAACGTTGTTGTTGTTGACGGCGGCGAAGGCTCAAGCGCACCAGAACCAGTAAATCCGTAATACTGGGAACTAATTATAATATAAAAGGATAAAGGGGAGTAGGGGTAAATCCCCTCTCCCCTTATTTTCATTAAATGGAGAAAAAGGAGATTGTTATATATGGCAGATTTAGTAGTAGTTGAAAATAGAGCCGCTGGTAAAATTGTATATCGAATTCCAGACAGGGGTATCCGTAGAGAACTTGCGCCGAGACAGGCTATTAGAGTTCCAAAGGAAGAGATTGAAGCATTATCCTATACTGAAGGCGGACTTGACTTAATCAGAAACCACCTCTTGGTAAAAGATGAACAGATTTTAGATGATTTAAATATTCATAGAGAACCTGAGTATTATATGAATGCTGATAATGTCGCCAAACTTATTAAAGAGGGTAGCTTAAATGAGTTTAAGGATGCTTTAGATTTTGCACCAGATGGTGTTGTTGATATGATTAAAGATTTAAGTGTTCAAATTCCTTTAAATGATTTCTCAAAGAGACAAGCTCTTAAAGAAATGACTGGATTTGATGTAGATGCGGCAATTGCTCACGATAGAGAGAATAGAGCTGCGGACGGTGATGAAGCGGTTGCGGCACCAGCACCAAAGACACGCAGGGTTCAGACAACTGGCCGTAGAAGTGCTGGAGGAGTTGCAGCTGAAGCGGTCGCCGCAAACAAACCTAAGATTATTAAAAAGTAATTTATGAGAGAAAGGAGAATATATTATGGGAACTCAGTTCACAGATATATATAATCGCTTTCTTGGTAAAATCACAGATGATATGTACATGGAATTAACTCCAGAAGACACAATGAGGGACTTAAGGTCCCTTTTAATTGATGCGATTCCAGGGTTTGAATTTCCTCGTAAGATACTAGATGATTTTTCTATCGAAACTTTAGTTGTTAGAGAAGATGCGGTAGAAGAAGGGGATTTTGTTATTGGGGTTGTTTGAAATACTCCTGATGAAGAAGAGGATGATGGAATTCCAGATGTATATATCGAACGCTCGCATTTTAATGTAGATTTAACGAGTGAAGAGATTAATATTCTTGCTTTACTAATGATGTGTGGTTGGCTTCAACGCCAAGTCACATCTATTGAAAATACTCGCATGAAATATAGCGGGTCAGATTTTAAATTTACCTCCCAAGCCAATCATCTTGCCAAACTATTAAATTTATTGTCAGAATGCCAGAGACAATCATTCCATATGCAGCGTCTTTATAAGCGTAGACGCATCAACAGTGACGGATATATCGAATCCAACTGGGATGTTTTGAGAAATGGAATCTTTGGTGACTACGAAGTTAGGCATTAATATTCCTGAGAGCTGTTTTAAGTCTGATATAAATAGACTTACAAATCAACTTTGGAAGTTAATTCCGATGAAAGAAAATGGAGAAAATTGATTAGAACAACTAAATACTGTTTTGATTGAAATTAGGGGATTATCAGAGATGTTTGCTTCAAATGATAAGTTTCTAATTCTTTTAAGTAAACTTGAGGGTTTGCGGGTATCAGAGGATTTAGAATTTAGTACATATCGCAAAACAGTATTTGAATCAATTTCTTTATTAAGGGAGATGCTAAATGCCATATAGTACTGATAGGTCTCAATTTTCCGGAATAAATTTAATGGCAAATAGAATAAATTGGCATGGTGGGCAACCACAGCAAGACCGCATGATTCGAGATAAGCGATGGACATTAGATCATGCTACAAAATATTCTTATCAGGCTGCGAAGATAAAACATACCGATGCGGTTGACCAAGAACAAGCACCAGCATTAATTAATCCTGATAAGACAAAACAAAATTATGATGATAAAATTCTCTCTGTTGGTTATGAATATAGATACCAACCAGGAGATGTTTTTGATTGAATGAATACTGGTTCAAAATGAATAATTTATTTACAAGACTTGACAGAACTAGCCTATTTTAGAGGTGAGATTCGTCGTTGTAATTATACAGTATCTTGGTTAGATGAAAATGGCGAGAAATATACTCAATATTTAGCTGTAAGAGGACCAGTAGAAACAAAGATTAATTTTATTCAAAAGAATGGTATTAGTGTGGACGAGCCTAACCATTCTCTTGATATTCTAATGACTAAAACTCCAGAAGCTCTGGAATATTTTAGACGTTATGCTAAATTCTATCTAAAAGGGATAGATGAACATGATAAAAATACTTGTTGAAGAGTCGAAGCAACTGATAGTATTAGTATGCGCGGGGTGCTTCAAGTTGTTGCGGTAGAATATTATGCAAATGAAACTAGAGATGATTTAGAGAATTCTCTCGTGGATGGATTAGTTATTGAACCAGTTGATCCAAATATGATTGACGAGGATTTTGATAATTTGATTAAAGGTGAAACATTTATTAAACCGAGACAGGATTATAAGTATTTTTACAGAGGAAATGAGACTTCACAATGGAGTATTGATAAAAAAGTTCCTGTTAAACTAATTTCACAAGGTAAGAAAGTTACATTGAAATGGGATAGTGGTTATAGCGGACAATTTGTATTAAAATATGGCTCGTCAGAAAAAACCATTGTGGTTGAGTCATTGTTTTAAAGGAGAAAATGG